AATAAATAGGAAAAAACCAGGGAAATATAATAAAATGTATATTGCTTTACATAAGATATATTATAGGACGTTGTAAAATATATAAAAAAATTTAATGTTTCCGAATACCCGACCAATATTCTATTTTGACTGACTTTGGATACTTGAGCACCATCGCGGTTTTCACCTTCCTAAATTACTTTTTAAACCGTCATTATATAGTACGATATAAATAAAGAAAAGTTTCAGTTTTTATTTTAATTTATCTATAATATTATCTATAATTGCCTTGGTATTCTCACTCTGAGGTAAAGTCCTACCTTGCTGGTATCTATTATATGTACCATAACTCACACCGAGAAAATGTGCCATTGCAGTGGGACTTATATCATGTTTTATAGCCAGACTCACCAGCTTCTTTACTCTCTCATCTTTTATAAGGTTTATATCTATTTCTTTTCTTTTTCCCATATTTCACCATAATTATAATAACATATGAACGTATCTTTGTCAATGTTTTTTTAATTATTTCTTATTTTGTTTATAAAATTCTTCTTGGCAATTAGTTTTTGATATACCATATTTAGATCTTCATTTACCACATTATTTAAAAAGTTGAGCAAATTAGGATATATTTTTTTCTTTGCTAGGAAAGTTTCACTAAATTCGACTATATATCCTTTTTTCGTAATGTCTATCGCGGTAATTATATAAACCTGGTTAGTCTTTTTGAAGGTTATTTCGCAATCTTTATAACTTAATTTTACAATCATCTCAAAAGATATAATATTACTATTAGTAATTTTATATTGCCCCACCAACTACCCCCTTAAACAAATATTCAGTTTTTATTCATTATTATTATACTATATTTTAAATTAAAAAGTCCTTATTTTTGTCAAATATTTTTAATAATCCCAATTATCTTTTTTGCCTTCTTTGACCTTTTTCATAAATTCTTTTAAGGCTATCTGGCAAAAATCGGATAAACTGATCTTGATAGGTTTAAAATTCCTGGCCAATTCCCGGGCTTCCTCTTTTATTTTGGCAGATCCCGCGCTAAAGGTGATTCTATCGTCCTCTTCTTTGATCTTGATAATTTCTTTCTTAACCATTATAATCTCTCCTTTCTTTTTTATTTATCTACCTTAATCAAAATATATAGTATCTATTTTAATTTTTCAATTATAAGGCTCGTAGTCCTTAATACTAATATTTTTCTATAGACTTCATCAATATCTGCCTTTAATTCAAAAACCATAAAAGATATAACTATTAAAAGAATAACTACTGTTAAAGACCAGATTATTTTTGCTATTGAAATCCATTTTTTCATTTCTAAATTCACCTCCCCATTTTTTCTCTCCTTAATTATAATATATTCCTTTATTCAATCTTTGTCAAGTATTTTCTGAAATAAATATATAATTATTTGCATTTTTCCACACAATTATATACTGAAAATTAGATTTTTTTGCTCTTTTTTTGCCTGAAATCGCTGTAACCATTGTAAATAAAGGGTTTACTTGATTTTTGAAGATGTTCGTATACTGCGTATATGAAGAAATTTTGAAGGGTCGCTTATGATTATATGTTAAGGGGTAAAAGACCCCCCTTATATGCAAAATATGAAGGTTTATTTTTTGGTGATTTAAGAATAAAACCCCATACTGATATTTGAAATATTCAAATAGGATCTAGATATTTATATTTAAATTATTTTAATTTCCTTATTCTTGTACACATTCTTCATTTTCATGGATCTCTTTAATTGTTATCTGCCAACCCGTTAATTCCATAGCACAACTTAAATTTTGATTACCAATACCTAATGCTAGGTTTTTTGTTTTTTCTCCATCGACTTTAACGATAGCCTGTTTCTTCTCTAAATCAGTACTCACCTCAATTACGGAATTGGGTTCCATAGGGGTTAATGAAGCAATAATAAATGATTTCGGATCACTGCTCCATTTGATGAATTCGATTTTTTCACCACCTAGAGCTGTTTCTATTGATTTTAATCTTTTCTGCTCAGTACAGCAATTAATTACATCAAGACCATTAACTAATGATCTAACAGCTATTTTAGTTTTTATACCCTCTTGTCTAGCTAATGTAATTACTTTAATCTGTCCGACATTTAATTCTTCGATATGTTCTTCTAAAAGACGGGAGACTATGTCAGATGAATCTAATTTATATCTTGGTGCTGTAAGCAAATTCAACGTACATACAATACATATAGCGCTACTCTCCTTTTTTTCCATTATTTGTAGAAAATTATGTTGTTTAATGATTTTAAGCTGGTTAGCTTTTTCTCCCTCTTTTGCCACCTGCTTAGCTAGACTAATATTATTTGCTCGTCTAGCACATATATACATGTGTTCGATTCCTCTATTTAAGTTTAATTTTACTCTTCTTAAATAGGGTTTTATTCCATAAACTTTTGTAGATTCGCTTGCAATTATTAATATACTTACTCGAATTTTTGATCGAATAAAATTTAATGTAACCTCTTCTCCAATTTTTTTAATAGCAATTTCTTTAAGAAAAAGAGCAAAATCATGACATTCTTGATAAGTAACTTTATCAGGAATAGACGGATAAATCTTCATGCCAAAATAATACATTTGTTGGAGGAAAATTCTTGCTAAAAAGCCAACATCTTGTAATTTACCCAAAATTGTATAGTCATCACGCAATTGAGGGTCTCTCTCAATTGCAGGTTTTATATAGTTCTGAATAAAGAAATTCATAGGTAAACCTTTACTACTAGAAATGAATATTTTTTTCGCAACTGTGAAATCTGTGGCTTTTCTTAATGTTTCATCAATATATATACGTGCTCTTGGTAACAAACTTTTTTCTAGATAAGCAAGAGTAGCTACTACCAGATTACGATCCCAGTTGCGAGAGTAACCCATTGTAACAATGACATCCCCATTTTGTAAGACAGACTCGGTATCTTTAGCATTTTTAGCCCATTGAATTCTCATTGCATAAGGTAGCACACCGGGAGCTGTTCTATCAAATTCTTCACTGATAGTATTTACAGAAGCTTGAACATTGGTGGCTACATTACCATATTCGAATCTTTGATGAATCCACGAGAACATTCTATATAACCAGGCTATTGTTCTTTCAACTTCATTAAGGTGAGTAATAACCAACCAAATAATGAATAGTACTATAAAAATTCCAATAGGTAAATATTTCAATGCTTCAAGAATTATATCTTTATTCATCTTTATTTAGTCCTCTTTTTGAAATTACACACTTATAGCAATCGAAATTATTGCAACAAAATTTTATTTTATTTTCTTCCATGAATATACATTGAAGGTTTTCTAATGTTATCATCTTATTACATATAGAACAAAATAATGAACCTTCTAAAATCTTATTAAATAAACCAAAATCTTTCAAAATGGAATCAAGATCACGCTTGTGAATCGCATGAACACTTTTTCTTTGTAACCATCTTTTTAACATATAACTTCTCCTTTTGAGTATTTTTCCCTCCCCTGCCCTTTTGGTTTATTAAGGTTATTGTTTGGATTTATCAGAGCCTTCTTTTGGTTTTGGATATTTTTCATTAATTTCTTCTATTTCTTGCTCTGTTTTAAACATAAGTAATAATTTTTTGTGAATTTCATCTTTCACGGTTAATTGGTAAAGTCCTATTGCTAACTGAAAAGCCCCTTTATTCCCTCTTTTTGCCCACTCAATCTGGTAATTTATTTTTTCAAAATCCCACATAATATAAAAAATCTTATTAAAAGGTTCATTGGCACCTAGCATTAAAAATTCTTTGTCCTGCTTTAAGAAATTCCAATATTTTAAATTAATTTCAGCTGGTATGCTAGCTTTAGCCTCCATTGGAATATCACTTGCTTTCTGAAACAAGCTCCAAAGGTGTATTCCTCTATAGATACTCTCCGCGTCTTGTTCTAAAAGTTTTAATGATATTTTTATTAATCTTTGTGTTTTAGTTAAGTCGTCAATTCCTCTTTTTATTAAGTCTGCAGAGAATCCAAGAATGACACCAAGCATTACGCCTAGAACAACATTCGATATTTCTTGGTTATTAATGTCAATGAATCCTGCGAGAATAACAATTGTCATTAAGATAAATATTGCGGGTATCGCTAAAATTTTTGATATTTCTAAAATCCAATATTTCATGTTTTCTCCATATAACATTGGGTTTATTTACACTAATAAAATTCCAAAAAATATTTCCTTTTATAATTTAAGCTTCTAATTAATTGAATTTATTACAATAATATAATTTTTCTATATTCCTTATACGACAAATCTTTTAAAAACCCTCTTTTTTAAAAAACTTATTTATAAAAAAATGACCCCCTAAACTCTTGCATTTTAGGGGGTTAGGAAGTGATTAAATGAAAAAGCCTCTGCGGGTTGGTGATGAGCAATATTTATTTTAGGACAACTATAATCCATGCCTCTGTATCGCTTTCGTTCCATACAACTTCAACGATATAATCAAGAATTTTACTATCTCTTGTACTTAAATATCTTTTAATTTCAGCAAGTATCTGTTTTTCTGCTTTTTTACTAAATCTCTTCTGGTCTAGATATGTCAACCAGGCTCTTATCAGGTCCCTGTTTTTCTCAAATACCCCTTGCTTTTTGCATTCTTTGATCAGTTTTCTCATAAGTTTATATTTTATCAGTTTCCATGTGATCAAAAGAATCAGCTTCGCTACAGCACGTTTATTTATTCGTGCTGTCAGTCTTTTGGGAATTTATCAAGTGGGTATAGATCCATAAGTTTATCCCTCAAACCAACTTCGACCGTTTCCAAAGCCCTATCATCGAATTCAGTTTCGGTCTTTTCTACCTGAGCTTTTAGTTTACCATGTAAAGCACCATAAACTGTTTCAATCTGAGCTTCAACAAAGTCATTCCCAGCTTCCAATAGTTTATCAAGTACGTTCCAAACTATGTTTAAATCCAATCCCATCTTTTTTTCACCTACCTTTCATATTATTATACTCAAAAATAAATTAGTATCAATTATTCTTTCCTGTTATTATTTTATAGAATTTTATCAAACTACTATTCTCTATAGATCCAGAATATACAGGCTTATTATTTATATATATCCAAAACCTACTCGGATTCGGTGGCCTTGTATCTAAATGACAATATATTTTAGCTATCCCTATTCTCATACCGCCAATCTTTTCAGCAGCTAACCCGATATCAATAGGTTTTACCCCTTTTATTTTAGTGTCAACACCCTTTCCTTTTGGCATGGGAATGTGAGCTGAATTAGGATGGCCATATATACTTTTGTTATATTCCGGACATCGATTCCCACTATTTATGATCATAGGTTTATTATCTAAAGCGATTCTAACCATTTCCAACTTGAATAATAATAGATCGTCTACTAGGACTTCCTTTCCTCTGCATTTTTTGCAGGGGCATCTAAATTCTCTCGACCAGAAATTGGTCGAGAGATCACCTAAAGGGTCATCTTTTCTTTTCATTAGTTTTTTTAACCTTCTTCCTGAAGCTATTTCCATTCAGCCTATTACAGATAGCACCAAGAGATCCATTCAAATTTTTCCAAGCTTCCCGGGAATGGTTATCGTGGTCTTTAATCTCTTTCATCATTTCCTTTTGTAAGGCAATTCCCTGAGTGTTTAAATCAACATTCTTTTTCTGGTCATTTGTTATTAAAACTCTATAATAATCCCTTTCTTCTTTCTGTTCCTTGTCGCGTTGGTCTTGTCTTTCGGTTCGTTCTGCATCGTTTTTATCTTCACGTTTGGTCTGTCGTCTAATCAGATACCACACCAGACCCACAACTAATATCAGCATTATCGCTGTTATTATAGGTATTCCAACATCAGCTATTGCCTTACCTATTTCTATTGGATTCAATTATGTCACCACCTTTTACTCTAAATCATTCCATTTTAATATCTCTTTAGTATTCCATTTACCTATTGTTACAGTATTCCATTTGTGGGGCCAGCCAACAACTGTCGTTCCTGTTCCGTAGAGACTTATAACATCACCAGCAAGAAACGTAAACGCATAATTATCTGCAGGAATATGGTCACCACCAGTGTACCAAATGCCATCAAATCCATCGTAATCTCGTTCTATTGCTCCAACCGTATACCACATTCCAATAAAATCGCCAGCCTCTACATTAAGATTAACCCCAAATGTTCGTACAGCTCCGTAAACCACATCACCGATATATACACTATCTCGGGTAGACAAATTATTTCCACTTACTACAAAGAAAGTAGCTACTTCACAACCTTCTAATGTAGTTTTTGCCCATATTTTTACCTCGGTAATTACTCCTGTGTTATTCGCGGCTCCATGTTTATTAACTATAGTAAGTGAAGCGAAGCTGGCTGCTCTGTCTATAGGAACAACTCCTATACTAATAAAATCAGCCCAAACGTTAACCCAAACTATTAGTGCTATAAGTATTATTGATAATATAAGTTTTTTCATTAGATTTCACCAACGTCTATACTCGGATCGAAGAATAAGATATCAGCACTCTTGGCTACTCCTACTCGTTGAATCTGGTCTCCTGTTTCTGTTGGTGCAATATGACTTACAGCACCAAAAACGGTACTTGCATACACCATTGACCCTCCAAATTGAAAATTATCATCATCTCTTATATAACCCTTGACTAACATTAAGCAAGTTTGACCATCGGTTTTAGTTTCTAAAGCAATACGAAGCCCTGGCATAGTGGCTGTTGCATCTGCATCAGCTAATTTCCATTCTTTATCTGTCCAGTTAAAGTAAAGCAAATTTCCAAAACCTACCATTTCACCAACTGGTTGGCTATCCACTTCACCTGAATAGGTATTGTCAGAAGCTAATGCATTATAAAAGTCAAACTGTGTATCTGTATTCTGAGTATGCTTTTTGGTTACCGCATCTTCAATATTCGCACCGGTAGAAGTAATATCACTCAAAACATTAACTGTATCTGTTTTCTTAACATAATCTTTGGTGGTTTCGCAGAAATAATAAACAGCGTGGGAAGTAGGGACATCATTCTCATCATCTGATAAAATAGGGTCAATAATTATTCCTGAAAATTCCACTGCGCTGGACGCCGGATTTACCCGAAGTATCTCTCCTGCTTTTCCGGTATAAGAGGCTGGGGTATCGGTCAATCCCAAAAAGGTAGTGGCTCCATCTGCCTCCGGATATACCTGAACCCAGTTTCCAGCCACAAAACACCTGTAAACCTTGACAGTATCGGTGGCCAAATACACATCATTTACCACCGGGACAGAGGGTTTACTCACATCAACACCATAATTTAACCGGCCCAGATAACCTCCGTTATCCCCATCTTTAGGGTATAGATCATTTCTAAGCGAATGTCCTAATAAATTACCTAAATCATCTAAAATTTGCCTAACCTCATTGGTATCTTCCAAAGCATCAGCTTTATCACCATCGCCTACGTAAAAATTAGTCCCTGATTCCTGGGTATATTTGTAATATGCAGTAAAGCCACTTATGCTAAATACCAATAAGATAGCCGATAAGATAATCCCTAACCATATTCTTTTTTTAAACATCTTAATCTCTCCTTTCATTTTATTTAATAAAAAAAGCCAGATCTAAAAGGCTTTTCACCTTTTAAAATCTGGCTCTCTAATAGGGGCTCTCAGGTTATTTAATTTTTAAATTTTATTTAAGTTCCCAGTCTCCAAGTGGGTAATTTTGCTTAATTAAATCTACCTCATATTCAAAGATGTCAACTTCTATTATAAAACTACCAGGAAAAGCTATTCTATCAACAAAAATTTTCGCATATACAATAGCATTATTTCCAATTGCCTCAGCTTGTTCATAAAAAGAAGGCAAATAAATCAATACTGAAGCTTCACCTTCAGAATTAATATTTATATACTCTTCCCATTCATCAGTCTTATTATACCAAACTCCGTCAGTTATACAATAACATTTAGCTAGTTCATATTGACGATTAATAATTGCAATCCAGTATTGATAAACTTTTTCTTCTGCTCTTATCCATTCGGGTATTCCTGGTGTAACTATCCCGCAACTGGTTAATGCTAAAATCAAAAGTATGGCCAAGACCGATAATAAAACCTTCTTTTTCATTGCTTATATACCCCTTAAATTGATTTTAAACCACCATTATATAATACGATATAAGCAAAGGAAAGTTACCACTAATATTATAAATCTTTTTTCTACAATTTACAATTATTTCAAGCTCTCGTCGGCCCTATTTAAGAGATATAAGAATAGATCCTCTAATTTTCTAAACTTATTCGCGATAGTAACATTAAAGACATAATATATAATCTCTGCTGCATCAATAGTCTTATAAGGAACTTCAGCTTCATCAGCAGGTTTATATCCTATTACTGCTTCTGCAGCAGGTTTATAAGTTATTTCAGCAATACCGTATTTAATTACATCTACTCTAACCAGTTCTACACTCTGTACTATAAATTGTTGGTTAATATTCCTTTTGGTAGAATTTAAAGTTATGATCTGCCCAGTTTTAATGTCGCTTCTATTAGTTACAAAAGTAGCCTTAATAGTAGGATTGGCATTTTTTAATAGATCAGCTTTAGCAGCCTCATTGGCCCAGGCAATACTATCAATATTATTATCCACCAGGCAAAATTCAAATATACCATCCCCACCTTCTTTTTCTTGCCTGTCTATAATAGAGGCTTTGTCATCCCGTCTAAAGTAGATAGGTACTCCTAAATTAGTATAGATAACAAGCAATTCAACCCCGGTGGCAGGGGTAGAGATATAAGTTCCGAGAGATAATAATTTTTTATTTGCATTTAGCATATAATCAAAATAATCCGGGTTATCTATCCCATCCCAACCGACTGTTTTATAAATCCCATCTATCATTATTAAAGGCACAAGATGTTTATAGATTGTTAAGCGAGGGGATGCTTTATGTCCGATAGCAATATATATATTGCTATATGAAAATGCTGCACTAAGACCGTTTCCGGTGGGTAAAGGTGAGGGATCATCTACTTTAACGAACGTATCTCCTCCTCTCTTATAAAGAGTAAAGAATGGAGTCGTGTCGTGAGCAACTGCCAAGTGGGTAGAGTTAGGGGCAAACGCCACTCCAGTGGTTAATCCAGCAGGCAAATCCGCCGGGTTAGTCAACTTGGTAAAAGTGTCTCCGGAACGTTTATAAATCGTAATAAAGGGAGTATTAGTATGCCCTACTGCCAGATAAACCCCATCCGGAGAAAAAGCTACATCATGAGCATCTCCGGTCGGCAAAATAGCTGGATTGGCTAATTTTGTGAAGGTATCGCTAGTTCGTTTATAGATAGTTACATAGGGTGAAGTAACATGGGCTACCGCTAAATAAATACCGTCTGGAGAAAAAGAAGCCCCTTCCCCTGTGCCAGTGGGTAAAATTGCAGGGTTAGAAAGTTTGGTAAAAACATCTCCAGCCCTTTTATAGATAGTGATATAAGGAGTAGTGGTATGAGATATAGCCAGATAGGTGTCATTATACCCAAAGGATAGACCGTTTCCATTGCCAGTCGGTAAATCTGCTGGGTTGTCTAGCTTGGTAAATACATCTTCATCTCTCTTGTATATAGTTATATAAGGTGAATACTCGTGGCCCACCGCCAAATAAGTATCGTCACTTGACCAGGCAACACCATAAGCATTCCCGGTAGGCAAAGTATCAGGATTACCAATTTTTGTAAAGGTATCTCCATCGCGCTTGTATATCCTGATATCTGGACATTCTGGCATTCCCAGGACCCAATCCAAACCCACTGCTAAATAAATATCATTGTGAGAAAATTCCGCAGCATTACCATCCCAGCGAAGGGAATCGATATCTAATGCGGTCGGCAACAAAATTTCAGCTCTATATTTACAAATCCAGTTATCGGTTATCCCATCTCCTATAAATACTTCTCCGAAGGTATCCTTTATTGCTGAGCTTTTCACAAAAATTCTATTTCTTATTTGAGATATATTTTTATTGATCACTAAATCTTTATAGTCTGCCTGATTATCATCTAACTGGAATGGTGCGGGGAAGTCAGTCTTAAAGAAAAAATGAAGATCTTTATCATAGTCAATATACCATTCATAACCACAAACCCCAGCAATTTTAGTTATAGCATCCGATACTTGAACATAATCGAAGGCTATTTCGTTTATAGTGGGGCCATCAGCCACGTTATCAGTGGTAAAGTCAGGTTCGGATGCAACAAAATTAAATTCATAGAGATTGGCATTCATCACTATCCCACCAGTATTATAAAATCTTACTCTTGCTTTGGTTATAGAATAAGTTCCTCCTAAATTATATTCATTCCAGATAGGTTTATTAGAATAAGCCCCCTCATAGACGTGGTGCCAGTCACCCTCATAATAAACATCAAGATCTATCGAACAGATAAGATCCGGATTATACCCAGCAACAAAACGGACCTTGTTACAAGGAATCGCTCCTATAATCAATTCAAGAAAGGCACTCCAGCTATTCTGGGGAACATCACGCCGGACAGCCCTGGTGCTTATATTATCATCATAGGCAAAAGTTTCATTAATCCATTCATTGTAGGGATCATTATACCCTGTAGGAATACCAGTCCTGGTATATTTATCAATAATATCTTTTATAATATCCCCGCCTTTTTGGTCTACATAAGATTCTGACACTAATTTTTTATCCAAATCCCTAGTATGGTCTACACATTCAACCGAATATTTTAAGAGATTGGGAGGCAAAAAACTTTCCTCTTTAGATAAGATCTTTCCGGAAAATAATTTTTTAGTCCCTTCTTCAATTAAAATTGCCTCTCCGGGTTTGGGGGCAACAGTTATATTATTGCAGATAAAATCAAAAGAAGCCGAATTAACCTTATCAGTTAGTTCATCCCTTATGCTAAGAGTCCGGGCATCTACATATTCAGTTTTGTCCACTCCACCGATCTTGACCGTTATACCCAATTTAGTGTCTCCTTTTTAATTCTATTTTTCTCAATACCTCATCGCTTATAGTTACTGCCAATCTTTTTACATCTACATCACTGGCAATCCTATTATCATGAATATCGATATTTATTTTAGTCTCTCCAAAACCTTGTGCGGTAATACCAGAAGTACCCACCGGCCCACCACCGGCAAAGACAGGGGCGGGAGTGGGTAAACCTCCGGCTATAGCATCCATTAAATTAGAGGGGATCATCTTAAATCTCTTAATAAAATCAGTCATGGGTCTAGATATTACATATTCGCCCGGAGTTACCGCAGCAAGAACACTATCAGTTCCACCACCTATTTGAAACTTTTTCACTTCCCCACCGAGATTATGAATTCCCAAAGTAGGGGCTGGTATTGGAATGGTAGGAACTCCAAAAATCCATTTGAATACATAAAAAGCTGCAAGTCGGGCCAACTCCTTAATGACAGCATTTACTATACTTTCAAAAAGTCCCTTTATAGATTCTCCAAAAGATTCAGTCCCAGAAAGAATATTATAAAAAGCAACACTAAGAGCAGTTTCACAAGTAGATAAAACATTTAATATTCCGGATTGTATTGCTCCAAATGTATCACTGTATCTGTCTTTTATATTATCAAAGAATTCTTCCCAGGATCCTAAGTCAGGTGTTTCTTCTATTGCTCTATTAATATTTTTAAAATATTCCCGTAAATCAGGTCTTACCGCCCAAAGCCTTGCTAATTCATACCATTTGTTATAAACTTTTCCTGTGGCTTTTGCCATTGTCTCTTCCGCTACGGTTACCTCGTCCATTGCTTTCTCTACTGCTTTGAGGCTATCTCTAACCCCCATAAAATATAAACTTAATTGACCCCATTCCTTTGCAACTTGAGTCCACCTATACATACCGTCTAAGAATTCTGCACCACTCTCAGTTGCTGTGTCAGTATATTTGGCATAAAGTTTTACTTTTTCATTCCATTCATCCAATAATTTATTTACAGTTTCTTGTCCTTCAGCTAAAAGTTTGTCTATTTTTAATTTTTCTTCAGATATTTCGATACCTTTTTCTACTGCCCCGGTTAATTCATACCTTCTTTGAATTAAGACTCCCATCTTTGCTTCAAGTTCTCTGACTTCAGCTTCTAATTGTTCAACTGAACCTTGCCAGCCATCGAAAACTAGATTTAAAGGATTCTCTTTTAATACGTTAATGTGTTGGTTCATTTCCTTAATTCGTCTTGCAAGTGAATCAATTTCTCTGTCTAACTGTTCAACAGAAATAGTATCTAAAGCCATATCTGCACGATAGGCATTCCAATACATATCTTCAAGTAAATCATTTACTTTTATTAGTCCGGCAATAATGGCCCCACCAATTAAAAAAGGTAAAAAAGCACCTGATAACATAGTGATTCCTGTAATTAATGCAGGCAATAACATTAACATTGGCCCGATAACTGCCAAGGCTATACCTAAACCAGCAGCCCATTTAAATATATTTTCAACTAATGGTTTATTTTCTTCAGCCCATTCTTTAATTCTAACTACTATTTCAATCACTTTTTCTATTAATGGTGTAATAGCCGGGATCAAAGTATCTCCAATCATCCTTCCTGCACCAAATAAAGATCCTTTTAAATCGGTTAATCTATCGGTAAATTCGGCTGCTGCAGTGGCTGCTTCGGTGGATACAACTATCCCCAATTCTTCGGCTTTAGTCATTAGATCTTCAATGCCTTCTTCACCCATTTTAAGCAGAGGCAATAATTGCGGTCCTGCTCTTGATCCGAATAAATCCATAGCGTAGGCTGCCTGTTTGGTAGGATCTTCAATAGCAGATATTTTAGTAGCTGCCTCTTTTAAAACATCAACTGTAGATCTTAAATTGCCATCAACATCAACAACAGCTATATCTAATTCTCTAAAGGCATCCAATCCTTCTCCTATGCCCCTTGAAGCATCATCCATTACTTTAGTCAGAGCCTTTAATCCTTTTTCTAATGTTCCAATATCTGACCCGGATATATCGGCAACATAGGCTAGCGCCGATAAATCCTCTACCGCAACCCCAGTCCGTAGGCTCATTTTATCGAATTGATCACCGACTGCGGCAGTTTTTAAGACAATAGCAGTAAAAGCAGCGGTAACCGCTACCCCTGCAGCAGTGGCAATCTTACCAACTTTACCTATTTTTTCCGAAAAGCTGGTTACATTTTTACTGGATTTGTCTAACTCACCTTTTAATTTTGAAGCATCACCTAAAATATTAACTAAAATATCAGCCAATCTATTTTTTCACCCCCATAAAAGCCAAAAATGCCTTATAAAAAAGCATTTTTAACTCATATACTTCAAGAGCATCTTCCATTATCCAGTCTAAATCATTAGGGGGAATTGCCAGGATATCTCTATATCCGTAATTATAGGCAAAAGATAAGATCTTTGTTATTTCCCGGAATCCCCCTGCCTGAAATATTTTTTTAATCCAGCTATTTGCACGATCGCTTTTTGCACTCTCTCAAAATCATCAACGTCAACCAATTCTTCAAATTGGTCTACGGTCATATCTTTTGTTTCCGGATTCCATTTTTTAATTACAGTCAATAAGGTATAAAAAGTATAATCATAAGCCGCGATATCATCATCCTTCTTTAATTTCTTTTTTTCTATGTTTAATTTCTTGATATCCAGCATAGAAAGAGGCTTGATTATATATTCTCTATCCCCTATTTTAACCGGGGAAGTAAAAACTTCCTCTTCAACTTCCTTTTCTTTGGCCGGGTTATAACTGTCTTTTCCGCCAATGACTTTTAATCCTTCAAGTTTTGTATTATCTACCTTAGAATCTTTTTTATTTTTAGACATAATACTCCTTCCTTATTATTAGATAATCCTATCAGAATACCCTCAAATCGCTAAAATTTATACCCTACATAACGAAATTTTGTCCTATCCCTTATCCTTTTTTTTACCTTAATACCCTGTTTCAAGGTTAATTAGAGTGATTTTGAAGGGATATCCTAAACTTGCATCATATTTGGCCTTACCGGTAACTCCGCAGACTATCGGTCCCGGTCCACCCATATTAACCGGATAGGTCAGGTATCTAAATTTTGGTATATCGATCTGCAGGGTATAATAGTATCCGGATTCACATTCCGCCCCTACAAATTTAACCTGGAAGGCCTGCTCAGTGCCGAGTATAAATTTATCGTATTCAGTCCGATCCACAAAATCGATGGTAAAGTTAACCGGTATAGTCCTGAAGCCACTTCGGATAATTTTTCTTAATATGGCGGTATTATTAAGGGCATATTTACCTATACAAAGATTGTCACAATTTATACCGAAGGTGTCTATATCATTGTTAGGAGATCCAGCTATTGAAATTACTGCCTGCTCCCAGGTAAAAGGATCGGTGGTTTCAAAAGATGGAGAGGTCTTTGGTGTATCGCCCAAATTCTTAGCAATAATCCCATTGGTAGCCTTTAAGATTTTATCGGTAGTAGAGAAATTTAAGGCCAGGGTATTAATTATTGCCCCCAAAAATTGGAAGGCCTGTCCTTGGTCCCGATAAACCTCTAAAGTATAGGGATTGATCGGACAATCTGCATGAAAATCGGTTGCCTGTCTGGGAATAAATACGTGCTGTTTGGCAGTGGCCGCGTCACTGGTGACCAATCTTCTCACATCATCAATATTGACAGTGAATTCCCCTTTATCAGTGTGCATTTTAATTCCAAGACTGATTATTGCGTCAAAATTGGTCATAGTCCCCAAAGCAATAGTGCATTCCTTCTCAACCCCAGCAACCAAAGCGGGGATATCAACGGATTTTAGGGTAGTTCCTTCAACACCGCCGCATTCAACCACTTCACTAAGCATAAAGACCAGATCCCCAACGGCACAATCAACGGATGATTTTATCCAAAGTTTAATATGGGTATCTAAATGCATGTCAGTTAAAGTCACTACTTCTGTGGCCAAAATAGTATCGACAGCCACTCCGGTAGTAACCTGTAATTTTATCGATTTTACTCCCTTCTTAAACCAACTTGCATCCACCCCGGAAATAACCCCAGCATCTATCAACTCATCCCATTTATCCTCGCAGTCCTCTAATTTTATTTCTGCTGTACCCGCCGGGGTTGCCCCTGCCGGTTCATTAATTGCACTTCTTAACAGGTGGCCCAAATTTGCGGGATGTACTTCTATTACCATATCACCGCCGAAGGCCCTTTCTCCCTGGTAAGATTTCGGCTCATCGAGTATTCCCTTCTGGGCAGCAGATAAAACCTCTTCAATTGTAGGGGTCAGGGTTTCACTAACGAACGGCAAGAAAAAATCATTATCCCCTGCTTCTTTCTGTCCCCAGGTTAATTCTTTTTTAATTCCTATATGTCCCCTTGCTCCTTGTCCCATTATTTGTCAACTCCTTTCTTTTTAGATTTTTTAACTTTTCTTTTTTTCTCTTTGACTAAATCAAAATAGCCAGAATCTAAATATTTTTTTGCCCTTGCTTCATCATCGGCTACTACAAATTGACCAGGCCCAAAAATACCTAATCCGACTATCTCCAGTTCACGATCACGATTAAATTTTAATTTCATAAATAGATCACCTTCTTTATTATTCCCTGGTTACAAAATTTTGTCTTAAAGTTATTTTTATGTCGATCTCTACTCCCCTGAAGGGATAAGAGCTAAAATCGAATCTGGTATCCGGGAAGCTAAAGTATAGACATTCCCCATCCAGATCAATATGAGCCCCCAGGGCTTTTTTAATATCAAAATTTAAATCAAGAATACCTTTGGTGGTGGTATCCCCGACTATCTGCTTATCCACATCAAAAATTTTTATATACCCGAATATGGTAGCAGTAAAATTTATCTCCGTATTATGGGGCATAGTCACTGCCTCTTCCGGTGCATTGGCAGGCTCCAAAATAAGACAGGGAAACATATTTACTGGAATATCATCTCTAGTCCCCGAATATATGATTTTAATATAAGTGCCTAAAACAGTATCCTCTTCTAAAATGATTTTAATTTTGTTCCAAATATCCTCTAATTTCATCTGGTTATTTCCTCTAAATATTCAGTAAAGATCTTAACTATATTCTTCTTGTCCTCTTCCTGAAAAAGTAAAAATTTACGCTGGGGTATCTTGGCCGTTCTTGCCTTCTGGTGAACGTGCATAGCAAAAACATCTTCCCCGGTTTTGGGATCGACCCAGTGCAAAACTCTTGCTTTTACCGGGTAAATATCCCTAGTTGGGATCTTAATAGTACCCCCTTCTTGATGTTTCCTCATATAATCAAGTGGAGTTCCTATTTGTACTTTCTGATTAGAAACTACTTTATAGACAATAGAGCCTTTTCCATGCCCGGTATCCTGTAAGATCTTCGCTCCCCTTCCTTTTTTTCTTCGCATAGCTATAGTCATAGGTGAAAGTGGAGCCCACCTTTTAGGCCTACCCTCTGCCCTAAAATTTTTATCGATAGATCTTAACATTAAAATCCCGCACCGTTTTAAGGGAATCCTAAGATCTTTAGCTTTATTCCCAACCTTTTTTAATAAAGCCTTTACCTTTTCATCATTTTTTACCTCATAACTGATTAATGCTCCATTAGTCATTAGCTAAATCCTCTAACTTATTGGGATCAGTTCTCCAATTAATTTCATCTCCCTCATTAAAAGTGGGTTTATAATCTTTAGTATTAGATCGAATTGCCCCCACGTCTACGGTAATATCTTCAATCTGTAAAGTACCTTCAGCAATATTTTTAAGGGTCTCTTTGGCTTCTTTATATCGGTCAATCCATTCATTGGTACTGGGCATTTTTCCTGAATATAATCCCCTCATAACATAATAAGAGGCAATATCCTCAGCTAAAGATTGTATTATAGCGGGGAATAATCGTTTAATTGTATGAGTCCCTATTCCCCGATCAGTTATATCTATTTGAATTCCTGCCATTGCATCTATTTTCCTGGTAGCCACTTTTATATGAGTAGAATCTATCCATATAGCGTAATATACGGTATCCGCCACTAAAGGGCTGGGCAATTTAGGCTCCGTATCAGTAGTGCTAAATTGAATCCTTGCTCCGGTAGGGATATCGATATCTATGGTAATTTTATCTTCGGTAATATCGACTTCTGCAGTAGTTATCGATTCATCCTTTTCACCAAAGACATCAAGGGCAACCAATAAATCAGATGAGAAGGCTGCCCTTATCTCTGCATCAGCTTTAATAATAGCTTTAGTTAATAATGCAGCAGGTACGTCAGTTTCGGCCATATTCAAATTAGTTAAAACATCGATATCTTCACAAAAACTTGCCATAAAAATCTCCCTCTTTGGGGAGAGGCTTTTATTGCCTCCCCTCAAACTTCAATCCATTTAGCGAAAATTACACTTCAGCAACATCGTTCTTATCGACCGCTACTTTTCCATCTGCATCTACTTGCACAGCAATAACCTTATACTCACCACTAATAGGGGCAGTATTTATATATCCTCGATCAAGGTCTACCATCGCATCAAGATTTGCCTTTGCGACACCATCCGCCACTTTAGACGCAACTACTTCCAAGTCCTCAATTGGTCTAGCAGCAGCTTCGACACTTCCAGCTCTGGTAATATTAACGGTTGCAGCATTTACTTTTCCTACAATCTCATCATCGGTATAAGGAACTGCATTCGGATCTAATAATATTCTTTCAATAGCCATCTTTCAGAACCTCCTTCCCTTAATCATTTTTAAATTCAATCGCAAACTTACGATCACCTGTAACATAAAGTTTAGTAATTTGCTTCCCTTCTTCTAGGGCAGTAAAAATGTTTGCGAGTATTGAAGCAACACCTTCATTAATAGTAACGTTTATGGTTTCCCCTTCTGTAATTTGTATATTGATAGCTTCTGGCTCCTCTATTCTTACGTTTATATCAGTCATTAATCTATTCTCCTCGTTACATCAGGCTTAACTTCTATCGTCCCAGATAGAACCGTTAATATATTTTGTTCAGCCCTTTTAACTTGAATATCATAATAGTAAGTTCCCCGGATTAGATTCTCTGTATCGTCAGGCAATAATATAATTTTGGTTTTGCCATTTATCGGATCGTAATGAGTTTCAATATCTTTTTTTATTACTGCCTTACTATCACCATAACTGTAATATCGTTTTAAAGTAAAAAATACTTTCCATCCAGTAATATCAATTACCGCACCTTCACTATCAGTAAAATTTAAAGTATATTCCCTGCTATCACCTCGATAAATAGGATTTAAAATACACCAAGCCATTTAAATCTCCCTTATTATTAGAGGGAGAGAACATAATCCTCCCCCTCTAATTCTATTTATTAGGTTATTGCCGGGGATATCCTATATCCACAGGCAACACAAACCATTTTTTCGGTTTCTATATCGCCTACTTCAAACCAATTACTATGTTTAGTTTCTATCCTTGCCCTTCTGGTTTGAAATTTTTGAGACTGGAAGGTATAACCTAAAGAGAATTTCTTTATCCCAGGTTTGGGTTCTACATAAGCCAATATGGCATTTTTAGCCCAGAGGTAAGATAAAACTGCAGTCTTACCTTCTTTGGCTGTATTATAACCAGCCTTACCGACTATCACCTTTTCTATTCCAAATAAAGTGGCCAAAAGGTCAGTATCAACTACGCCTTTTTGGCTATACTTAATTCGTTCTAAAATTTTAGGATGATGTCTTACCTTATCGTAAACAGCCTTTCCTAACAGCAATACATTCGGCTCTCTGAAGATTACTGCATGTATGGCAGCCTTCCCGATTTCAATATCAGATATAGGATCAGTATCGCCAGCTTCAGTATAATCAGACCAAACGCCACTTGTCGGAGCATTGGCCGATAAACTTGTTTCTAACATATCTTTGATCCTCATCTCCAAACCTAATTGAAGAATATCAGTTAAGAATTCTACGGTATCTACTTCAAGATTTAGAGGTTTATCGGCGTTGTCTTTTTCTATATCATCAATTAAATCATTTAAGGCATGCTCATCACATACATAGCCATCAGTGGTTACTTTCCAATCCACAGTTCTTGATTCAGTTTTAGGAGCCCTCAAAGTCTTGGGAATCCTAAACCGATCAGCTTTAGAATCATATATATAATATATATCCGATTTCTTTTTAACCGGTACAATCGGCATTATTTGTGTCCCGACATAGGCCGCATTACGGTACATTATCGAGATATTAGTTAATACTTGATCAATATGAACATTTTCTGGTTCTGGCATTTAATTTCACCTCGATTCTTTTTATAAATTATTTATTAAGCACCAACTTTAAGATGCAATTTAGTAATTAAAACTTCTATTATTTCATCTATCCCACCGGCAACTTCCAGAGCTATTGCTCCGACATAATCTTTATCTGCGGCAGCTAATACTCCGTGTCCATTGGCATCAGGAGCTAAGAGTGCATTTTCACCGCATGCTTCATTCATAACTAATTTACTTGTACCCAGTAATCTTACCCTGGCAGCTTTAGTATCAGCAGGAGCATTCTGTAAGATTCCAATAGAAAGCTCCTTAGCAACACCACAAGCGACAATACCACCACCCCCATCGAGTTTTACAAAGTGATATTGTAAATTAGTCAAATCTGCACCGGCTTTAAAACTTATATCTAAAACACCAGCAGCTTGAGACATTATCTAACACCTCTCTTTCTTTAATTAATTTTATTAAATTATTTTTTCTTTTTAGACTCTTCAGTAGATTCCAGACAGGCCAATACCGCATCACGGTAAGATACCTCTTTATGCTCAGCCATGTATTTCTGGATTTTCTTTTCTTCTGGACTTAATTTATCTTCTCCTTCTTCCTCTTCCTCTCCACCTTTACTCAATTCTGCAAAGATAGAATCAGAGAAATTAGGTTGAAGCTCGATAAATTTCTCCAGTAGTTCTCGCTGTG